GTCGATTGCGGGCACTTTCCTGCACAGATGAAACTGTGCTTTGACCGCAAGAGTTTCCAGAAAATCCTGGAGGACCACAACATCACCCTGCGGGCGGAGGCCCTGGTCGATGGAGTCGCGGAGACGCACTTCATCGCCGACGGCCGAAACGCGGTGATCATCGTGGTGTTCGACCTGGACGAATGTATCGATGAGGATCCGTCGTACTTGGTCGGGGTTATCGCCCACGAGGCCACACACGCGGTTTGCCGGGTGTTTGACCATATTGGCGAGCAGAAGGACGAGATCGGGGAAGAGTCTCGCGCGTACCTGACGGAGCATCTGGTTCGTCAGATATTTGCCGGTATTAAGATGCACGTAGAAAAGAATGCTAGAAAAGAAGATCGAGCAACATCTCGGAAAAAGGGTAAAGGAACTGGGGGGTCTGAGCCTCAAGTGGATCAGCACGATCAGCGGAGTGCCGGACCGGATAGTAATCCTACCCAACTGCCTGCGGATGGTGGAACTGAAGACCGAAAAGGGGATTCTGTCGGAGCGCCAAAAACTGGTGTTTCAGCAACTCGAAAGCCTGGGGTTCCCAGTTACCGTATTGCGATCAAAGGAGGCAGTCGATGATTTTATCCAGAAAACGTGCGTACCGTCGGACCAAGACGGGGTTCCTGTCGGACCTGATGCACAAGGCAAAAAAGCGCGCAAGTGAACGCAATACCCCGTTCGACCTGGACCTGAAGTACCTGGAGTCGATCACGACAGACCGGTGTCCGATCTTCCATACGCCCCTGGTGTACGCGCAGTCCTCCGACCGCGGCGACGAGCGCCCGTCGCTAGACTGCATCGTGCCGCACCTGGGCTACGTGCGCGGCAATGTGGTGTTCATTTCCAACGTCGCCAACCGAATCAAAAGTAATGTGACGGAGCGCGAGATTTACAAGGTGGCAGACTGGTTGCACGCGAAACGGAAGGAAGTTCTCTATGCTCTCGGAAACAATGCTGCACAGCTATCAGCAGGACCTGATAGCAAAGGCGGCAACCTTGCCACATATTGGTTTACTCCTAGAGCCTGGATTGGGAAAAACCGTAACCGTACTAACGATCTTGGCCCGCTCTGCGTCGGGGCGGACCCTAGTAATTGCTCCGAAAAAGGTTGCGGAGAATGTATGGTTGCAAGAATCCGCAAAATGGGAGCACCTAAAGCATCTTCGGGTTTCCCGGGTATTGGGCACGCCCGCGCAGCGTATGCAAGCCTTGCAAGCCGATGCGGACATTTACGTGATCAATTTAGAGAACGTGGCGTGGCTTGTCGAATCAGCCTGGAAAGATGGTTTCTTCAACTACCTCGTTTTGGACGAGAGCAGCAGATTCAAAGACCCGTCTACGCAGCGGTTCAAGGCACTCAAGAAAGTGTTCCGCAAGTTCAGCCGGCGGATTATCGCTACGGGAACGCCCTCCCCGCAGGGCCTGGGCGACCTGTGGTCTCAGGTGGCGATCCTGGACGAGGGACAGCGATTGGAGAAGTCGCTAACCAAGTTTCGCATGTTGTACATGGAGCCGATCGAAAAGAACTGGCACACCAACGTAGTATACAAGTGGGGTGTCAAACCGGGAATGGCGAAGGTCATCCAGAAGAAAATCGCCGACATTTGTTTCAGCCTCCGAGCCGAAGACTATTTGAAGTTGCCGCGGCTTACGAACGTCTACCACAAGATGTGTATGGATCCGGCCATACGAAAATACTACGACCAGATGCGAAAGGAAATGGTCAGTGAAATTGATGGTCAAAAAATCACTGCTGCGACTGCGGCAGCTATGGCAGGAAAGCTGCTCCAGTTTACGTCAGGTGCAATCTACGATGAAGACGGTAACACGACTGAGCTACATTCAGCAAAGGTTGAATTACTGGAATCAATCGTGGAAGAAAACCCGGCACCAACTATGGTTTTCTATCACTTCAAGAGTGCAAAAAAGCGGCTTATGGAAGCGTTTCCGTACGCCGCGGAATTGAACGAGGCAAACATACTGAGGTGGAATCGCGGGGAGATTAAGATGCTGATCGCTCACCCGCAGTCCGGGGGGATTGGCTTGAATCTCCAGTGCAACGCAGGGAACATGGCACACGTCGTTTGGTACGACTTGCCCTGGAGCGCGGAGAACTACATTCAGGCCAACGCACGTGTGTACCGGCAGGGTCAAACCAAGCCGGTCATGCTGCACCATCTGGTCATGGAGCAGAGCATCGACGAGCAAGTCGTTCGAGCCCTGGAGGGCAAGATCGATTCCCAAGACGCACTAATGGAATCACTAAAGCTATGAGTACCGTACACAAGAAGAACGCGTCCGTAACGCGCCTGTCCGACGAAGAGCCGGACCTGATGGAGCAGGAGGACCTGGAGGGGCTAATGAATTCGTCCGACCTTTCGGGTTGGACAAGTGACGACCTGATCGACATTCGACGCATCATCGAAAAGAAGATGCCCGAGAAACAGCGCGAAGTGTTGGAGGCCTATATCATGGGATATACTGCCGCCGACCTGGAGGTCACAGAAAAGTACTGGCGCTATCACCTAAAGCGCGCGATAACGCTGATCAAAAAGGAAATGGGTGTATGACTCAACTGATTGCATTCACCGGCCGCGCCGGCAGCGGCAAGAGTACCGCAGCCATGTACCTACAAAGCATGTACAACTTCAAGCAGGCCAAGTTCGCCGGCACGCTGAAGGACATGCTGAAGAGCCTGGGACTCACGCACGAGCACCTGGAAGGCAACCTCAAGGAACGGCCCTGCGAGCTTCTTGGCGGCCACACGCCGCGACATGCGATGCAAACCCTTGGCACCGAGTGGGGGCGCAACCTTATCGTCCCAGACCTATGGGTCCGCGCCTGGACGTACAAGGTCCAGACCCTGCTGTCTCAAGGCGTGTCGGTGGTCTGCGACGACTGCCGATTCGATAACGAGGTGCAGGCTGTGCAAAATCTTGGCGGAGTCGTCTGCCATATTTCGCGCGGCGAAGAGTTCCACGCCACGGGTGCTGACCACCCGAGTGAAATGGTGCCGGAGAAGTTCGACGTGGAGATTTACAACTTCGGCAAATTTGATGAATTGAACTGGCAACTTAACCGACTGGTGAAATGATGAAATACTATTCAACCTTGATCAACCTGGAAACAGCCCTGATCGACCTGGACGGGTTGGCGCCAATCCTGTACGCTGTCGCAACCAGTGCGCAGGAAATGACGCACGATGAATTGCAGTCCGCACTGCACCGCATCGAATCCCTGCTCCGCAGCGGCCTCGAAAACGCAAACGATAGGTTCCAAGAAGTGTTTTCAGAAATCCGTGATGACACCCACGAGCCCCCAACCAAGAAAGGCAAGAAATGAAAACCCGATTCGATCTTGAACAAGCGATCATGCGCGTCTGGGGCACAAGCGAAGACCTGGACGCGCTTTTTGAACAGTACCTTGATGCGACGATTGCCATGACCGAGGACGAAATGTCCAACGCAATCCTGGGCATCAAGACACTTCACGAATTGCGAATGCAGCAAATGTGGCGCATCTTCGAGGCCCTGGCAGGGGAGAAAAAGATATGAGCAAACTACTCCAACAACTTATGGTCCGTGGGGGCTTTAGCAACAAGGAAAACGTGGAGCTAAAGCGCCAGGAGTTGGCCGGCGCCATCACCCGGATCGTCATCAACGAGGCCCTGGCGGAGGCCAAACAGAGGGCCAAGGCCCGGGACGAGGTGAAGCAACCGAAGAAGATCATCACTGATCCAGAGGATTAGGAAAGGGGCGGAAACGCCCCTTTTCTTGCATTGGTTGAGATATGGGACGACCCCATTTGGACCCAACCAAGCGCCCTTTCTCGGGCGCGCCACCTTAGCGTCACTGTATGGCACCCCCTAAAAAATATCTCTTCAAGCCTGAAATGTGCGACGTATTAGTCGCAATGGGCAAGACTGGCGCATCCCAGAAAATGATGTTCAGTGCAATCGGCATCACGCATAACGTGTCCGAGCAATGGAAGGAAAAGCACCCCGAATACGCCGCGGCCCTGGACGAAGCGATCACTCACTCACAAGCATATTGGGAGCGCGAGCTTCTGGCTAACGTCGGCAACAAGGCATTCAATTCGCGCATCGCAGAGATTGCCCTGCGCGGTCAGTTCCCCAAGGATTACAAGGAAACCCGCGAGCAGAAGGTCGAGGGTAAGGTCGAGGTGGTCATGGATTTCAGTGGCGCCGTCAACGACCTGATCAAAAAACTCCGAGACGCGAAGACCGAATAAAAGCACAAAACGCCCTCCCAAAAGCGGCCCATCGAGGCCGCTTTTTTGTATATGTAGAGTTACCGATCACTCCGATGAACCTGGAACTCTATGACAGCACATGCGATTCTTTCTGCGTCCGCATCCAAGCGGTGGCTAACGTGCACACCGTCCGCCCGCCTGGAGCAGGCCCTTCCCGAGCCCAAACGTCGATCCGATGCGTTTGACTTCAGCAAGGAGGGCACCATGGCGCACTCCCTGGCGGAGGCAAAGCTGAGGTTCCATTACGGCCAGATTTCGGCCGATGAGTACGAGCGGGAATATGAGATCATCAAGGCAACCCCGTACTACAACGAGGAATTCGAGCGATATGTTGACGACTACGTTATCTATGTCCGCAGCCAAGTTGGCGAAGGAGACCGCCCGCTCTTTGAACAGCGCGTGGATTTCAGCGACTGGGTACCTGACGGTTTTGGCACTGCGGATGTCATTATCCTTTCGCCAGGAAGGATCCGTGTTATCGACCTTAAATTCGGACGGGGTGTCTTCGTCGATGCTAAAGACAACTCGCAACTCCGCCTCTACGCGTTGGGAGCATACAGTAAATTCCGTGAAGAATTTCCAGACATTAGGGACGTGGAGTACACCATCCACCAACCCCGAATCGAAAACATTTCTTCCGACTCTACATCAGTAAACAAGCTACTCGACTGGGCGAATTCGTTTGTCAAGACCAAGGCCAAGCGCGCCTGGGCCGGCACCGGCGACTTCATTCCAGGTGATCACTGCCAGTTCTGCCGCGCCAAGCCGACATGCCGCGCCCGCTCGGATTTTGTCAACGAGGTAGCCAAGCTCGAATTCCGTGAGCCGGCGCTACTGAGCGACGCGGAACTGGACCTTGTGTTTTCCCGAGCGGGTCAATTGAACGCTTGGGTGAACGATGTGGAGCGGTTCTTTACCGATCGGGCAATCGAAGACGGTGTGTTGCCTGCGGGCTACATACTGGGCAGCACCAAGCCCCACCGACGCATCACGGACGAGGCCCTGGCGCGGCAAGTGCTCATCGAGAACGGCTTTAAGGAAGAGGACATTTGCCCGCCAACAGGCCTGAAGTCGGTTGCCCAACTGGAAAAACTTGCCAAGAAGGGTGTTGTTTCTGGTATGCTGCGCGACTTGATTGTGCAGCCCCCAGGGGAGCCCAAGCTAGTGAAGGCCAAGGAATCAGCGAAGGAGGATTTCAAATGAGTTCTACGCTGATCGCCATCATTGGTTTTGTGTACTTGGTAGTGGCCGCGGACCTGATGATCAAGGGCCAAATCGGCCTGGGGTTGTCGTTCGTGGGCTACTCGATCGGCAACGCAGGCTTGTGGCTTGCAACGCGATCGTAAAGCACCTACAATCTCGAAAACGGGAAAGCGGTCGG